TAATTAAGCCTAGTAAAAACTCAGCAGTTCTTCCTAAAGCTATTTGTACTTGTCTTGGTTGCTCTCTGATTTGTTGATTTAATTTACGTTTAAGTCTAGCATCATCAACCTTCGGTGTAATTTTCATCTAATCAATCTTAGTCTGTGATATGCTTCTTTTTCTGAATTTGTGATTGTTCCTGAATTATCATCATCATATTCAACACCATCTCTAAGTACAGCTTGAAACTCTTTGGCATATTCTGTTTGATAATATTTTTGCATTACTTGAAATCTATCTTTGTTATCGTCTGAATTAAATTTTGTTAATAGTGGACACACATAATCAGCTATTACTTTATAAACTGAACATCTTTTCCATTGTGCGGCTGTTAGTTTTGTTTCGTCCATTTCTATTGTTTCTAATACTGAAATATCTTCATATACGTTTCTTTGATAAACTGGAAACCAATCTATTCTTAATTGTCTTTCAATGTCTGCTTTTGCTAATGCGTGGTAATCTGTAGGTGAAGTAAAACTTGAAACTCCAAAACCTAAAATATCTGGTTGATATACTTGTAAATCTGCATCTGTAGAAAAATTGCTCATATGTTCCTTTTATCTATCTGGGGGTATATTTCAACCCCCAGAATTATTACACTAATTACAGTGCCGCGTCCGTAGTTACTTGGCAAGCATAGTCATCTTTGACTACGCCTGTTCCGTAAGTTACAGTTGCTACGATTTCAGTTGCTCTTAGAGAAGCATCTCTTTGAGTTTCAATTTTGAAATCTGTTTTCATAGCTAGACCCAATGAAGCTGGGTGGAATACACCACCTACAGAGTCATCTGAACCATCAACTGCTAAGTTTGCATTTTCAAATAAGTCAATACCGAATACAGTTCCAGCATAACCATTTCTTAATGTTTCGTTAGCAACATCACCGATTGCATTAGCCGCAGTTGAATAACCAGCCGCAGTTAATGTTTTCTTTAGGTTGAACATAGCTTTTGGATTGAACACACCATAGTATGGTCTTGGTACATTCAATGCTCTTAAAGTTGATTCTGCTTTTAACAATAAGTCTGCTGTTAATTCAGTACCAGCCGCACCTAAGTCATTACCTGATGCAAATGATCCAAATAATGCCGCTAAGTCGCTGTCAACTTTTTTCGCAATAGCATCACCGAAAAGTTTTCCAATGTCTGCCGCTACGTTTCTTGAAGCTGAATCTCTACCAAGATCAGTAAGTGTAGTCATTACACCAACTTCACTTGCAGTGATTGTTGCTTCTGTTGGGTTTACAGCAGTGTTAGATAAATCTGTTGCATCTGCAACTGCCGCCGCTGAGATTGCTGGGTACACTGGTACTGCAATCTGTTTTCCTGAACCGCTTATGTTATAAGTAGTTACAAGTGGTCTCATTACTGAAGTTTCTTGAAACGTGAAAATCGCTTCTTGGATAATTTCAGTGTATAGTTCCGAGAGAGTGGAACTTGTTGTTTCATTAGCCATATTTTATCTCCTTTTGGTCTAATTGTTTATTACTAAGTTCGCCTTCATTCCACCTGTGTTTCTTTGATTACGCATTTCTTTATAAATTTTCCTGTGTTCAGGATTATTCATATCCAAATCACTCATCTTCATAGGCTGTGGTGTACTGCCACCAATCGCACTTTGACTACCAGTACCACTAGGTGTTGCTGATAGATGGTGTGGATTGTTATTCAGATATTCAGATACCAAATCACTTACGTTCATTGCCTCTCCTTTATCTGTGTATCTCGGTGTTCCATTATCTGAAATCACTTCAACACTTCCTGAGTCATTTAACTTTACACTATTTCTTAACAAAGCCTTAACTTCGTTAGGATTGATAGCTTTTAAGTTAGAAGCTGTATTGATTAATTGCTCATCAATTCTAATCTTCTGTAACTCAGAAACCAGCTTTGAAATTTCCTGATCTTTTTTAGATACAGTTTCTTTCATAACTTTTTCAAACTCACCTCGCTGTAAAGCAAGTTCTTGCTCTTTCTGTTTCTTTTCCTCTATTAGCTTTTTAGCTTCTTCAATGTCCACTCCATCAAGTTTATTAGATACTGTTTTTTTGTATCTATCTAATCTTCGTTGAACTATTGCTTCTACTTGATCTTCTGTAAATGCTTTTGCATCTACTTTAGCTTCTTTCGGTGTTTCAACAGTTTCCTGATTTTTTGTAGGAACTTCAGTTTGTTCCACCGAGTTTTGTTTTTTCTCGTCCATGTTTACTCCTAAGTTTTATTGTCTTTTTTGTCAATTACAAATCCCAATCAGGATCAGTAGGTTGCCAGTGGTGGCGACAATTATAACCCCCTCTAACAACAAATGGATCACCCTGTGCTTTACCCTTCCAAGTTTGGGTCGTCCAAATTCTTCTAATATCATCTTCACTATAAACTTTGTTTACGTTTCTTCTACAAAAATCCCTAGTATCTCTAACAGTTGTGCCTGAGTATTTGTAATGTGTTAGTCCTAATTCATCTGCTCTATATTTAGCAAACTGTCCATCAAATCCCATTAATGAATCTTGTACCATCTGTGTAGCATATCGTCTTAGATTGTTACCTAATCTATCTCTACCATAAATAGTATTTAATCTTTCTGCGGCTGTTTTAATATCTTCTGTTTTATCAGGATTGTTAGCGATAAAATCTACTAGTTCTTGTGCTTCTTCATTGTTAGATGATTGATAGACTCCATTTATTTTTCCTCTTAAATTAGATACCATATCATCTGTAGATGTAGCTGTAAGTGTACTGTTATAAACTTCTTGTGCTAAATCATTGGCAAACTGATTACCTAAATCTTCAAAAGGCAAATAAGCGGCTCGTTTAAGTTGTTGTATAGTAGTTAAATCTAGTTCTGTTATTTCTTTAAACTCTTCTGGTATTGGATATTTTTTAAATGTAGCAACAAGCCAAGAAGCGGCATTGTCATATTCTGATATATTAGTTTGCACTGCTGTTAGATAAGTTTGTTCAATTAATTGTTTTAGCTTTGGTCTAAGTTCTATTGCGGCTGTTGTTCTAAGTTTAAGTGTTCCACGTTTAGGATTAATCTTTTTTGCTTCGTCAATAACTTGATCTTCTAATTCTTGTAATGACTGTTGCAATCTTGCAACATGAGTATCAGATAAGTCTGTAACCTTACGTTGCCTATAGTTGCCTAGTTCTTCTATTAAGTCTGCCATTTTACACCTCTGGTGCTGTTATCGGTGTCTGAGGAAACTCTCCAAGTCTAGTTGTTTGATTATCAATCTCATCATCTATTTTAGATAATGCTTCGTCATCTTCTACAACAGTTCTTGCAATCTGTTTATCAAGTTCTTTAATAAACGTATCTGATTTAATATTACTTGCTTTAGCTTGTTGTAAGACTTCAAGATCAGTTGCCCAATCTCTTAGGTCAAATGATTCAGGATAATAAATAGAACCATCAAAAACTTTATTCTGCCATCTAGCGAACAATCTCCAAATCTGTTCTTCTGCTAACTCAATTAGTTTAGCTTTTTCTGATAGTCTAGCGTTTAGTAATTGGAACTCTGTTCTAAGAGCAACACCAGATACAGTTCTTTCGCTTGTTGACCTTACAGCCCCTACATGAGTTAATCTGTTGATAGCATCAATTTTATTCTGAATAGTTTTTAATACACTATCCAAATTTTGTCCTGAAGGCTGTAAGATATAAGGCTTCAATGCTGGATCAACATTATCAGGCAATTCAATAATCGCACCAGCACCAGCACTAGCGTCAACATCTCTTGTCTTAACTAAACTTGGGTGGTTTGATAATCTTATAAGCTGTTCTATCTCTGATAACTCATTGTAGATAGATCGTTGCAAATCTGCAACATCTGTTAAATCTGATACACCAACTCCTCTATCGTGTGATCTTTGGTTATATAAGCAAACTGCTGGTATCGTGTTTAATGGGTTTGGTACAGACTCAATAAGTCTTGGTTCTTTAGCACCCATTCTTTCTATCTCAACTGTATCAATTCTATCTAAGAACCATAATCTATAAGTATCTTTATCTCTTGTTCTGTTCTCTCTAACTTTTAAATAAGATAAATAATATTTACCAGAAGCCGCCCTGTCGTATTGCCATTCCATTACGTTTTCTGGTGTAAATATATTTAGATATGGTCTGATCTCTTGTTGTAATTCTTCTGCCCTTGTTCTTGCGTTTGAATTAGGTTTATCAAGAATTAACCAACATTGTCCGTAAACTGAAGCGTAAGTTTGTACTTCTCTAAGTAAAGCATCAAATGATCTACCTTCTAAGTCTGCATCATCTAAGAATAATTGTGTTGATGGATCGTCATTTAAAGACTCTAGTTTTCTTGTAGCTGGTACTCTAAATAAAAATGATGAATAGATATGGACAATATTACGACAATGATTGTCTAATGGTGTAAACTGTAATCTTTTTTCAAATTCGTTTTCTAACTCTAAGTTATATTCTTGTAAGTATCTTCCGCCCTTGTATTCTTCTCCGCCTAAAAATGATCTTATGTAGTATTCCCATCTTCCCGCATAACCATCATATAATTCACTTCTTTGTAAAATCTGCTCTCTTTTATATGCCATTAACTAAACCTTTTTGGTTGTGAAGGTGGTAAATTACTACTGATCGGAAATAAATATTCAATGGCATAACCCAGTGCGTCTGTCATATGATCATATCCATT